ATCCAGATCAATGGATTGCTGATAGAGTTTCTGATTTAGGTTTATTAGAAGATGGGTCATCACATACAAGCATGAACAAATATGGACTTTCAGCAAGAAACCACAAAGGAAAATTTTATTCCTACAGACATGGTAAGATGACAGGTGTTTTTGATTCAATGGAAGAATTAGCAAAACATCAAGAAGAATTAATTAAAGATGAGTCAATTGATGACGAAGCAGGACTACAAGGTAGCGTAACCCCCCAGACGATATCTAAAGAGTTTCCTGGCGTAGCAGATAAAAACAATCTTGTACAAGCACTACTTAAAATGAAACGTGGTGATAAAAACTATTCAAGAAATCAAATGATAGCGGCCGCAGATGCCTTTAAAGAATTACTATCAAAAGATCCAATGGAAACACAAAAGTTAATGATGATGCTAAAACGTATCAAAGCAAAAGAAGAAGTAGCAGTTGACATTAACAGCAAGTGGAAAGAGTATCAAAAGTAATTGCCATTCTACACCGAAAGAATAACTATATACAAAGAGCCTAAGCGAAAGTGGCCTTGGGTTATACTCGGTTTATTAATATGCTTGATCATATACTTGATTTAAAAGACAGACGTAACAAAACAATCACTCCACCATTTGTATTAGACAGTCCTAGTAAATGTTTACTTGGCGTAAAGCATTGGAACCAACACCAGTGGCAAAACTTTGACTACAAGTATAACAGTGATGGCTTTAGAACAACTTACTATGACTCGGGTATTATTGCTGTAGGAGATAGTTTTACAGAGCAGTGGGGCGGTCCTGAAACAGAGCAATGGACAAAGCACACAGGTAAAGACATTATTAACTTAGGTGTGGATGGTGCCGGAAATGATACTATTGCTGACATTGTAGCCTGGGGCGTAGAAAAGTTTAAACCAACAACTGTAATTGTTATGTACAGTTACTTTCATAGATACAACGGTACAAAACAGTTTATGGCTGACTGTGCAGATGACTATGTTAATTGCTTACGTTTTATAAAAGCAGTAAACAAAATTAGAACTCACTGTAATAATATTAAACTGATTGAAACTTGTATTCCAGATGACTTATATCTTGCTGAAGAAGTAGAGATTATAGAACAATTAATTCCAGATAGAATAACATACGAACAAATTGATACAGCACGAGACGGTGCTCACTTTGGTCCTAATACTGTTAAAGACATTGGATCTAAGATCGGTAAATACTTATAGCAACAAAACTCGTTTAAGCAGTTTCACTGTCGGGTTCTTTAATAAAGTCTGGCAGTGAATTTGTTTCCGTTACTTTAGTTTTTCTTATATGAGGTATGTATAAAGGTGTTGGACTTAGTGTATTAAGCCAAGGGTCATAATCTTTAATTGCTTTCTCTAATTTAACACCCCACCAACATAAATCTGGACGATGTTCAACCATAGATTGTTTCCAATCAAATCCTTCAAGTCCTGTGTCAAGAACTATTTTAGCACCTTTGTACATTAGAGGCAATAAACATTCTATTAACTGTTTTACTTGATGTCTTGAATCTTGTTCAACAAAAGCAACAGCAGGAGAGTTTTCAAACTTGTCAAATTGTTTTAAAAGTTTTTCTCTAGTAAATTTAGTAGTACGCTTGTCTTTGTGTTCAATCCAAACACTTTTAGGATCAATTTCAAATTCTTTATCGTATTCAAACATATTAGTCATTTTTCTAGTGAACAATAATCGAACGCTGTTAGGACCACTGGTGTATCTGCTACCTGGTAATATCAAGTCATCAGTTCCAACTATTAATACATCTGGCTTTACTTTCTTATACCAATCTTCAGTAAGGTTAGTTGAGTTATCAAAAATTACAGTATGATTACGTTCCAAACAAGCAAACATAATAGCCAAACTATTAATACAAGTGTGGCCTTTGATTACAACTCTTTTTGGTGTAACATCATATTGAACATCAGGCTTGTCGCCTGCTTTGTGGATAACTGTACCGCTAACAAACATATGATCAAAGTAATGTTTCCAATAATTGATAACAGGAACTATCCTGTCACGGTCTATCCAATTTCCGTCGTCTTGGACTATTTTAAACTTGCCAAAGTCACTTAACTTTAATGTCATTCATCTCTCCGATATATATTATAATAATACTAGTAATTATCGGATATAATACTTGACCTTTAATGAAACTGACATTATAATAAAGCATAACAATATAGGAGATACTCTATGAGTGATAAGATATTCAATCCTGAAGAGAAAGCCAAATTGACACAGATCATTAATGAAGGCATAACAGTCATGCAAGAACTTGAAGACTTAAATGCTGGACTTACTGAAACAGTCAAAGCAATTTCGGAGGAAATGGAAATTAAACCTGCTGTACTTAAAAAAGCAATTAGAACAGCATTTAAAGGTAACTTTAGTGAGGTTACAAGTGACCAAGAACTATTGGAAACTATCCTAGCAACTGTTGGCAAGGTCTAATGAATAGAATTGCCCAGTTCTGGATTAACTCTTATCAAACTGACAAATTAGCATTTTTTGTTGAGTTGATAAGTTTCGTATTTACAATTGCGGCCTCGGCTACATTAGCCGTGAACGCCTCTGACCCAGATATGAGATGGATTTATCCATTCTTTTTTATTGGCTCAGTAACTCAAGTATTTGCTTCAGTAAGACGAGGAGCGGCTTGGGTAATGTTGTTAACAGGCTGGTTTAGTTGTGTTAACGTTTTTGGATGGTTAATAGCCATGGGATATATTTAAACTATGTATGTAGACGCTTTTTTTGATAGACAACGTGATAGGATTCACATTGTAGAACGTATAAAAGGACAGAGACAATATCAAGAGTTTCCTGCCAAGTATGTGTTTTACTATGATGATCCAAAAGGAAAGTTTCAAAGTATCTTTGGAAATCCTGTTAGTAGGATTCAATGTCGTAGTGGTAAAGACTTTAAACGTGAAAAGGCTTTACACTATGGCACAAAGACTTATGAAAGTGATATTAATCCTGTATTCCGTTGCTTAGAAGAAAACTACTTAGGTCAAGATGCTCCTAACTTACAAGTAGCATTTTTTGATATTGAGGTTGACTTTGATAAAGAGCGTGGATTTAGTACACCAGAAGATCCCTTTACGCCAGTTACAGCAATTACTGTTTACTTACAATGGGTAGACAAACTAGTAACATTGGCGTTGCCCCCAAAAGGCACATCAAAACAAGAATTAGATAGACTTACACAAAAGTTTGATGACACATTCTTTTTTGACAACGAAACAGATTTACTTAAAACATTCTTAGACTTGATTGATGACGCTGACATTTTGTCAGGTTGGAATAGCGAAGGTTATGATATTCCATATATGGTTAATCGAATTAAGAGTGTATTAAGTAAAGATGACACAAGACGTTTTTGTTTGTTTGGGCAGTTTCCTAAACAAAGAACATTTGAAAGATTTGGTAAAGAAAATATTACATTTGATTTAATTGGTAGAGTACACATGGACTATATGCAACTCTATCGAAAATATACATATCATGAGATGCATTCTTATTCGTTAGATGCTATCGGTGAGTATGAACTAGGCGAAACTAAAGTTGCTTACACAGGTACTCTTGATCAACTATACAACAATGACTTTGAAAAGTTTATTGAATACAACAGACAAGATACTTTATTATTAGGTAACTTAGATAAGAAACTAAAATTTATTGATTTAAGTAACGAACTTGCTCATGCTAATACAGTGCTGTTGGCAACAACAATGGGTGCTGTAGCAGTGACAGAACAAGCAATTATTAATGAAGCACATGAACGTGGTTTTGTTGTGCCAGACAGAAAGCGACACGAAGGCAATACATCGGCCGCTGGTGCTTATGTGGCATATCCTAAAAAAGGACTACATGATTGGATTGGTGCTATTGATATTAACTCGCTGTACCCAAGTGCCATTAGAGCGTTGAATATGGATCCAGCAACTATTGTAGGACAACTAAGGCCAGACTACAATGACGCTCATGTTGAAGAGGCAATGGGCAATAAAAAATCATTTGCTGAAGCATGGGAAGGTAAGTTTGGTAGTACAGAATATCAAATGGTTATGGATCAAGATACAGTAGATGAAATCGTTGTTGAATGGGAAGATAACCGTAGCGATGAAATACTTACTGGAGCACAGATATACAAAAAAATATTCTTAGAAGGTAAACCATGGATGCTGAGTGCTAATGGTACTATCTTTACATATGAAAAGAAAGGTATTATTCCAGGGTTACTTGAACGTTGGTATAGAGAACGTCAAGAAATGCAAAAGACAAAAGCAGAACAAACAACACCTGAAGGTAAAGCATTTTGGGATAAAAGGCAACTTGTTAAAAAGATTAACTTGAACAGTTTGTATGGTGCTATTCTAAATCCAGGTTGTAGATTTTTTGATAAACGTATTGGACAAAGTACTACACTAAGTGGTAGAAACATTGCCAAGTTTATGTCAGCAGAAGTAAACAGAATTATTACAGGTGAGTTTGATCATGTAGGTAAAGCAATTATATATGGTGACACAGACTCTGTGTATTTCAGTGCTTGGCCAATAATCAAAGACGCTGTTGAAAAAGGTGAAATGGAATGGGACAAAGATCTTTGTGTACAACTGTATGATAATATATCTGAGCAGGTTAACGAAGTATTTCCAAGACATATGAAAGAGGCATTTAATTGTCCAAATGAGAACGGCAGAATTATACAGGGTGGCAGAGAGATTGTTGCTATTAAAGGCTTGTATATTACTAAGAAACGTTATGCCGCATTGATATATGATTTAGAAGGTGCTAGACTAGACAGAGATGGCCCAGGCAAAGTAAAAGCAATGGGTTTAGATCTTAAACGTAGTGATACTCCAAAAGTCATACAAGACTTCTTAAGTGAAATTCTGCTAGGTGTACTTACAGGTGATGGCAGAGAAAAGGTTATTGAAAATATTAGAAACTTTAAACAAGACTTTAAACATAGACCCGCTTGGGAAAAAGGTACTCCTAAACGTTGTAACAAATTAACAAGTTATACTGAAGCAGAAAGACGTCAAGGTAAAGCAAATATGCCTGGACACGTTAGAGCAAGTATGAACTGGAATACACTCAAGAATATGAATGGCGACAAGTATAGTCAAACTATTATGGATGGACAAAAAGTAATTGTTTGTAAGTTGAGGCCAAATCCGTTAGGTATGAAAAGTGTAGCATACCCAACTGACGAATTACATATTCCAAAGTGGTTTAAAGAATTGCCTTTTGACGAAGGTGAAATGGAAAGTACAATCATTAGTAATAAGGTGGACAACTTGTTAGGTGTGTTGGATTGGGATTTAGTCACAGATACTGATACTAATACAACATTTGATTCGTTGTTTTCTTTTCAATAAGGAGTGTTATGAAAATAAACATTACAGGTAGCAGAGGTTTTATTGGCTCACGTCTTGTAGAACTTCTTAAAGATGATCATGAAATAGTCGAATGGGATAGAAACATAGACAAAGATCGTGACATTGAAAATTGGGAACCAGAAGGATGTGACGTTGTAGTTCATCTGGCAGGGTTAGCCAATGTTAGAAAAAGCATAGAACAACCAAAAGACTATTGGCATACAAACGTAGAGTTAAGTAAAAGACTTTTCTCTTTGGCCCATAGAAGTGGTATGAGAATCATCTATGCTAGTAGTTCTTGTGCTAAACAATGGTGGCTGTCACCATATGGTACAAGTAAAAGAGCGATGGAGGCTGTAGCACCATCGAGTAGTTTAGGTATGAGGTTTACAACTGTTTATGGCCCTAACAGTAGAAAAGATATGTTAGTTGGTAGAATAAGAGATAAGAAATTAAAGTTCGTTACAAATCATAGTAGAGATTTTATTCACGTAGATGATATATGTTCAGCAATAATTAAAAACTTAGATAACACAGTACTAGCAGGAACAATTGATGTTGGTACCGGAAAAAGTGTAGCAGTTAAAACACTAGCAGAGTCAGTTGGTATAAACGTACCATTAGTACCAGGTGACGAATGTGAAGCACAAGACAACACAGCAGATATAACCCCACTTATATCAACAGGGTGGCAACCTAAATATGATGTAGTAGAGTTTGTCAAAGGATTGTAATTGAACTGTTTATCCTTTTTCCTTGCTCTAACGTTACACGCTGGACTAGAAGGAAGTTATAATAATGTACACCCTCACGCCAGATGTGATGTAGATAATACAGTGTATGGTGTATACTATAACAGTGAAGATAGTATTTCTGCTTATGCTGGACAGAAGTATAAAATATTTTTTGATTCTGAACTTGAAGTAGGTTTAGTATCAGGATACTCAGGAGCACCACTTGTTCCTATGGCAAGAGTAAAAAAGGATAATTGGTTTGTAGCACCAGCATATGAGTTTGGCCCTAATAGTAATTGGGGAATAACATTTGGTTACGAATTTAAATTAGAGTAGAAAGGATTACATATGGCAAAACCTTATCAATGGCTGGCTTGGATAGCAACAGTAGGATTACTTACTGCCGCGACTTTGGCCGCGTTTAATATTCATCCGTATTATATTTGGGCGTTTATGGTTAGTAATACATTGTGGATTATTGTTGGTGTTCTTTGGAAAGAAAAAACTGTAATAGTAATGAATGCTGGACTAACGGCAATTTATATTGCTGGTATAATTTCGGAGATTGTATGAAATTAGTTATAGCAGGATATGGATTTGTTGGAAGTGCTATTGGAGATTTATTATCCAAACATCATGAAATAGTACCTGTAGACCCAAGATTAAACAACAACAGAATAAAAGACCACAAAGACTTAGACGGACTTATAATTGCTGTTAGCACACCACCAGATGAAAATGGAAATTGTGATGATAGTAACATTTGGGACGTAATAAAACAACTTCCAGGACCTTGTGATACTCCTGTATTAATTAAAAGCACAGTTCCGTGGACGTCATTAGAAAGAATGTCTGAGTACAATAAACAGTGGAACAAAAGTAATATTACATATTACCCAGAGTTCTTAAGAGAAGCAACAGCAAAAGAGGATTTTGTTAATCAAAAATATTGTATACTTGGAGGAGAAGATTCAAAGTTTTGGAGAGAGATACTACAACAGTCTTTACCATTAGTTGAACACTTTCACCAGTGTACACTTAAAGAAGCAAGTCTAGTAAAATACTTTGCCAATAGTTATTTGGCAACTAAACTTACATTCTTTAACGAGTTATTCGAGTTATGTGATACTGTAGGTGCTAACTATGACACTGTTAGTAATCTATTAGGATTGGATACTAGAATTGGACCAGGACACACAACAGTACCAGGTCCTGATGGTAAGTTTGGGTGGGGAGGACATTGTTTTCCAAAAGATACTCAAGCATTACTAAATGAAGCGAAAGATTTAGGAATAGATCTATCGTTATTGGAAACAGCAGTCAGATTGAATAAAAAACATCGGAAAAAGACTTGACAACCAGGCACAATATAAGTTATAATAAAGGCACAAATGGAGAAAAACATGAAAGACTATTTACAAGACATTGTACAACACACACATGGTTTGGGTTTTATTGATCTAGTTAAGATTGAAGGAACAGACAGTGAAACTAAACTTGAAGGACTAGCAGAAGATCGTTCTGTTATTGTTAAATCAACTTTTAAAAATCCAGTAGCAGAGTTTATGGGTACGTTTGGTATGCCAAATCTAAATAAACTTGATCTACTATTAAAGATTCCAGTTTACAAAGATAATGCTAAACTTGAGATTCAAAAACAAGATCGTAACGGAGATGATGTACCAGTTGGTATTCACTTTGAAAATGACAGTGGCGACTTTAAGAATGACTATAGATTTATGACTAGTGAGATTATTAGTGATAAACTTAAATCAGTTAAATTCAAAGGCGTTGATTGGAATGTTACAGTTATGCCAACAGTAGCAAGTATTCAAAGACTGTTTTATCAAAGTCAAGTACACGCTGAAGAAACAACATTCGTTGCTAAAACAGATGGAAATGATCTTAAATTTTACTTTGGTGATCATTCTACACACGCTGGTAACTTTGTTTTTGAAGCAGGTGTTGAAGGTAAACTTACACAAGGTTGGGCTTGGCCTGTAACACAAATACAAGCAATTCTAAAACTGCCAGGTGACAAAACAATGATGTTTAGTGACCAAGGGGCGGCACAAATTACAGTTGACAGCGGACTTGCTGTTTATGAATATATCTTACCAGCACAAAGCAAGTAGGAGAAGTAAGTGTTAGCAAGTTTTATATATGTAAGTCGTGAAGCATTAGAAATGATGTTTTTAACATTGTTAATATCTACAACTATTGGAATGAATTGGAAAATTTATTCCGCTGGTGCTACAGGTTTATTAGTAGGACTAGGATCCGGGTTATTACTAGGTGACTTTTTAGAAAATTATGAAGTTGGAATGTATGCTTTACTTTCAGCACTAATGCTTTACTTGTTTTATACTAGTAAAAACATGGCTAAGCATATTAAAGAACACGTTACAACAATTCAAAGTGGGCAAGAAGGTATGCTTATAGGATTGTTTACAGTATTCTTTATATTTGCTAGAGAGTTTATGGAGATTTTTATTTTTATGTTCCAAGCAGTAAACAATACTAAAGAAGGATGGATCGGAGCCACACTTGCTATAGCAATAATATTTGGCTGTTTTCCTTTAATTAAAAAACATACAGATACCTCAACGTTATTTAAAGTAACTAGGTATGCTTTTTTAGTGTTTGCTTTTTGGTTTGGTTACGAAGCATTAGAACACGCCCATATTTTATAGGACAATAACATGAGTGAACTACCTACAAATTTAACAACAGAGCAGAAAGACTATGCTATCTTTTTGCCTGCTATTAGTAGTTTTTATTCTACTTTTATTGGTAAGCAAAGATACAACGAGTATGTAGAATACGATAGAGTTCCAAAGAATATGCCTTACGGTGTAGAAAGTGGCAACTGGTTAGAGCCGGCCGCTGGTATGTGGAACTATAAATGGAGTCTATACTCGGCAGGACACGCCAACTTAGAACTAGGACAAGTTGACAAAGAGGACATGACTCGTAACAGAGATCGTGACAACAGTTGGCTACTAGGTGATTCTGGTGGTTTCCAAATTGGTAAAGGCAAGTGGGAAGGCGACTGGAGAGCAGGAAGTGGTTGTGCTAAAGCACAAAAGAAACGTGAACTAGTTCTTGCTTGGATGGACGAGTATATGGACTACGGTATGGTACTTGATATTCCAGCATGGGTATCACGTTCACCCGAAGGTGCTGAAGCAAGTAAAATTAGCTCTTATCAAGAAGCAGTAGAAGGAACTCAACAAAACAACGAATACTTTATTAAGAACAGGAACGGTAATTGTAAGTTCTTAAATGTATTACAAGGTGAAAATTTTGCTCAAGCAGATGACTGGTATGAGCAGATGAAAAAATTTAGTGATCCTAAGCAATACCCAGACGCTCACTTTAATGGTTGGTCAATGGGAGGTCAGAATATGTGTGACATACACCTAGCATTGAAAAGGTTAGTAACACTGAGGTTCGATGGATTACTAGAAAAAGGTAAGCAAGACTTCATGCACTTTCTTGGAACTTCCAAGTTAGAATGGGGACTAATGCTAACCGCTGTCCAACGTGCTGTACGAAAATATCACAATGAGAACTTTACAGTTACATACGATTGTGCTTCTC